GTTCTCAATCCAATCAATAAAAGATTGTAATGTGTCTGCGTCTTCAGGATTAACATCTAAGGCTTTGCCATTTAAAGTTGCTACTACTGTGTAGTATTTTGCCCCTGTTGCTATCTCCTGTGCTTGCGTAGTAAAGTCTATAGAATGCTGAATAGGCAAATGCTTACGCTTAGCAAGAGTAGAGAAAGGCTCACCAGAAGTTTTAAAACTAGTCCTGTTGTCCACTTCAAAGATAACAGGAATATTCTCGTAAGCTTCATTTACTTTTTTGCCTTCTGCATCCACAGGCTTTTCAAGTGTAGCTAAGCCAAAGATAACTCGCACTCTCTTAATTGTTTTAATAGTCTTCTGCATGTCTTCACTTAGAGCTTTGAAGTCCTTAATGTATCCTGCAGGTTTACCACAATTGAAGCCCCCTTGTGTGTCTTTTAAGTCACCATTTAAATTATCTGCCATTGTAGTCTTGACAAAATATCCTGGTGTCTCTGCATCCATTGACTGCACATACTTTTTGTACATAAACCTCTGCATAAAAGGCCGTATAGATAACTTAGGTGCATAAACAGATTTGTCGTCAGGCATCTGTATAGAATAAGAACCTGCCTTGACCACCACAGTCTCTGTTTCCTCACCTTCAATTGTTTTCATGCCCATAATAGGGGTATGAATAATCTTAACTCTGGCAAGTGTTGAAGTCTTAGAGTCGGAACTGTCACCATCAGAACCGATTCCCATAACCTTGGACATCATATTAAAGTTGCCAACATTATCTTTAGTTACTAAATTTGTTTCTGTCATTTAATCCTCACTTTCTGACAAATAGAATCTATAGTTATACACTAAATTTCTCTCGTGTCAAGCCAATTTTTACCTATTTTTGCATCTAATAATAAAGGCACATTAAAATCAATAGCATAGTATTGGTGGATAATGTCGTGCAGATTTTTATTTAGGTATGCAACTGCCGCTATCACTTTATCCACCTCGTTAGGGTGTACATCAACTACAATTGAGTCATGTACTGTATTTACCAAACAACTATTCATCTTGTCAAGTGCTTTTTCAAACTCTAACAAAATTATAGGCACAATACAACCAGTTGCGAATCCTTGCACTGGATAGTTTTTAATCATAGTGAAGAATGTTACGCCTTGTCCATGTGTTCTCCTTTCAACTTGTGGAAATGAGTATTGTCTACCTGAAGGTATAACAATTTTTTTAGTGGCAATCGCCTCATTAGCTAATTGTTGATGCCATTCGGCTATGCCCACATACTTCTTATTAAAATGTCTATAGTACTCTGCTTCAGCTTTCGTTCTGCCATAACCACTTGCCCCATATAAAGGAGCAAAAGTATGCATCTTGGCTACTTGGCGGCTCGTAGGCTGACCTGCATCTGATATAATCTTAGCTGTATAACTGTGTACATCAAATCCTGTCTTCACCTCTTCCATAGCAACTTTATCCTGCGACAAATATGCCGCTACTCTAAACTCTAATTGAGCAAAGTCAGCTTCAAGTATCTGCCCATTCTCCCAACGTGAAACAAACACTCGCTTAACTGGAAACGTGCTACCTCTAGGCATGTTCTGCATGTTAGGATTGCGTCCACTGAACCTACCTGTAGATGTTACCGTCTGCGTTAAGCCCACATGCAAGATGCTATCAGGCTTCTTAAAAGTCTCAATGCCTTGAACAAAAGACGATAGATACGAATCTAAGGCTGACAGTCTTTTTACATTAGCAATGAACTTGGATTGTTGCATTCTGTTTCTAGACACCGCCAAGTTTTCTAAGCTATCTAAATGTCCTTTAGCAGTTGAGAATCCATTAGCACTAACCCAACTCTTACCTAAAGGGTTGAACTGCAATCCCCCAACAACACCAGTAGACTCAAGCAAATAGCCATTACCAATACATCTTTTACATATGTTAGCTTTCTTAAACAGTGTACCATCTTTCCTAATCTTAAATACTTTCTTCTCTCCTCTACACTCATCGCACTGCCTTGCCTTTGTTTTATACACTATCTTTGTATTAGCCTCGACACACCCTCTAAAAGTAGTACGATCATTAGTAAACTTAAACAACTCTTCTCCCCATACCTTTTTATCTCTAACCCTACGACTATATATTAATTGAGATAATTGCTCTGGGCTATTAAGATTAATAGGTGTATCCCCCATAAATTCCCTAACCTGTACTTGCAGTGTATCTTCTATTTGCTTCTTCTCTCTTTCAAACTCTTGCTTCACACTTTCTAATTCATCACTGTCAACCTTCATGCCGTTCATATAGATGCGAGTCAACGTCTTGCAAACTTTATTAGCTACATCTAACACTGTATGTAAGGACTCGTTCTCCTTATCCTGATAGCGAGTACGTAACGCTTTGTACAAGGCTCTAGTTACATTAATATCAGCCCTAAGATATTCGGACAACTCAGCGTGTGGTATGTCTCGTGTTGTATATCCCTTCTTAAAATACTCTTTTAATGTATCTTGCTTGCTGTACGCTAGGTCATACCTTTCCGCACACTCCTGAAGAGATATGCGCTTCTTCATACCTCTGCACAGGATATACTCAGCTAACATTGTATCATATATATCACAGTCGAACTCAAACCCACACGCCCACAGCCATTGCAAATCATGCTGTGCGTTATGCATGATGACAAGCTTTGCTTGTTTAAGTATAGATTTTAGTTTAGTCGCATCTTGACTAGGTACTTCAGCATGATCAAAAGTAAACACATGGGGCTTACCCTCTGTGTCTGCATTACCTAGTCCTACCATTGTCAATGTGTTGGTAGGCTCATAGGGATCTAGGTGCATCTTACCACCTCTATCTGTGACTGTATTTTCTACATCAATAACCAGATGCATGTGAACTCCTTACGGTATGTAATGTGATTTATCTTTATCTAAGCGACATGTAACTGTGCCATGCCACCCATTTAATTTATTCTTGGACACAACAATGTGTCTTATATCTGACTCAACCTCACCCTCTACCATAGGATCTTTCGATAAGAGTAACATCAAGTCTGTTTCAGCCGCCTTGCCTGTCTTAGACCCCTCAAGCATCGACTGATTCGGAGCAACCCTACCTTCAGCTTCTGCCGATAATTGACTCATCCAAATAACAGCGCAATTGTATATCTTAGCTATGTTTCTTGCATGTATAGCTGCTTCTTTAAGATATACGTCTGACTTATCACTATTCCTAACGGCAAACTTATCTCCCATATCTAGCACAACAATGTCAGGCTTATAGGATTTAACAGTATGCTCAACCCAATGCATGTCTTTACCTGTTGAGTCGTATACTTTTAAGCTAGGTTTTACTTTGCTATATAACATAAGGGCTTTTTCTCTATTGTCTCGTATTTCTGGAAGCGACATACCTGTAGCCGCTGACATGTATCTTGCCCCTACCCTATGGTATGCTTCTTCATTTGTCAAGATAATACATTTTGCACCTTGATCAACAAAACCATCTGGCCCCGCTATAATTGATGCTTGAAATGAAGTCTTACCTGTGTTGGGCCTCGCACCTACTAAGACAAGATGCCCCCCACTGATACCTTGAATCTTATCTTTGAGTGTGACTAAATTAAATTTCCATTTGGCCTCTAGGTCATTCAATCGTAGCAGTGTCTCCATACTTATGTCTGCCCACTCAATCTGCATGGTAGGCAAAAAATCATCGTTATGATTATCCACAATACTTCGCAACGGTTCTAAAGAGTTAGTTGTACCATTGACATAATCAAATCCTATGTTAGCTATCTCTTCGCCTAGAGACTGTCTAAATAAACTAGAGAGAACATCTCTCGCTACATCATCAGACATTGCCCTTGTCTTCTCTAACTTTTGAAACAAGCTAGTGTACATTTGTTTGTTGGCTGTAGTCATAGTAGGATTGTTGGATAAGAACAAAGCAATGATCTCATCTACAGTAAGATCTTTTTTGTACTTGTCCATTGCTAAATCAATAGTCTGCTTGATCTTGCGCATCTCTTTTGAGAATATTTTATCTGGACATTTAGTTCCTTTGTTACTTTTATGAAAGTCCAGATTCATTAGTGATCGAATAATGCTCAGTTCCATGATGAAATAGTCCTTCTTATGGTGGTCATGTCGGTGTCCTTCTTATATTTAATATCATCAACCAAGTTAATGGCTGTTACATCATCTACATAATTACGCATATCTTTTGTAAATGCAAGTGTTTTCTTTTTTGCGTCAGGATCTAAGGCAACCATCACCCTTTCATACCTCTGTAAAAATTCCTTATGCCCATGACTCAAAGATGTTCCTAGTATAGCAACCCCCTCTGCTTCAGGAAAGTGCTTATCTATTGTAATTGCTGAAACAACGTCTTCCACAATGATGGCAATCTCCTTCCTATTTGTAGGAGCTAACGTGTAATGTATAGCCTTGCCACCATACCGCAACCACTTGGGTTGTTTATTATATAAGCTCCTACCTATAGCATCAATCATTACACCGCCTGTGTCATATATAGGGAACACGGCTCGACCATCTTTTATGTCATACATAACTTTAGCTTGAACAGGTATATCCCATCTATGTATAAAATGTATCATTCGCTTGTCCTCAATAGCTGTGGTTACATAAACAGGCAACACAAACATATTATCTTTAGGAGGAGACTCCTTCACTCTAGATAACATACGAGAAATATCATCTTTATTGTATCCTGAATGCATCTTTCCTCTTACATGACAATTAAGCTTGTAGCAATTATACACAATATTCCCATCCATCTTTGTAGCTGTGAAAGTATTTCTGCTATTGCAAGATGGGCAGTCAATACGAATGCTATCTCCTTCATTAATATGTAAATCATTAATAAATGTATTAAAAGACATCTTAATGCTCCACTGTTGTGTATACCTTACAGGTATGTATATGGATAGTTTGTTTCATTTGTCAACCCCTAAGACGTTAATAATCTAATGACTGTCTCTTAGATAACGCACTTTTAGATGCAGCCAACGTATGTTTTATATAAGGAGTCACCGATTGCACGTTTTGATGCCCACTTACAGACATGATTTGTGTTATGTCTACACCTGAGTCAACCATCTCTGTAATTCCTGTCCTACGCATGTCCATTACGTGTAACTCTCTAGGAAGCCCACTCGTAGCCTTTACTTGATTCGCAATAGAAGACACCTGAGTTATACTATACGGCCTGTAAACCCCTTTAAAAGGGCGTACAGAAGGTGCTACATATTCTTGGAAGCCAAAGTCCTTGTTCTGCTGTGTCAACATACGTATTAAATTATCAGATATAGGTAGAAATACTTCTGCCCTACGTTTTGATTGCTCTAAAGTCAACACTTTGTCTTCAAAGTTTATGGTATCCCACTTTAATTTACGCATATCACCCACTCTTTGACACCATTCGTAAGCCATGTGTGCAATCAAGCCAATGTTTCGCCACTTCCATTCACCGTATGCAGTATTTAAGAACAATTTAACTTGATCTTTAGTCCACGACACCTTTCTAGCGTGTTCTTGTTGCTTCTCTATGCCTGTTAGTGGGTTGCTCTGTATAATATCGTACTCAATTGCTACATTTAACACCTTTCTAAGCACAGAATGGCTCATGTTAGCAGTTCGCACCCCTCTTTCTAACCATTTTTCGTAGGCCAACTTAGTGTGTTGCCTAGATAACACACCTAACTTAATATTTCCTAGCATCACACCGCCTTTTATCTTTATCATCAAGGCTGAGTTAACCACATTACAGTAATCTCGCTGAGTTTGCTCACGTAACTTATTGAAAGAGTTAGTTGTCTTGTAAAATCTAAACATAGAGTGAAGTGTGCTTTTGTCAGTTGGTATTTTACGTGAAATAAGGTCTTGTTGCCACTTAAATAGCCTCTCATTTTCCTTTTGAATATAATTGTATGACCTGTATCGACTAGCCTCAACTATTATTGGGTTAAAGCCACTGTTTCTAGCGTTAAGAGGTGGCATCCATACCCACACAGTCTGTTTATTACCTTCTGCGTCCGTATGAACTTCTCTTCTTGTATATTTAGGTATTTTTCTAGTCATTTACTCTCCTTTTAATGTATTGTGTATGTTTTTTTAACTGTTAGCCCATGTCTACTAGCTATATCTATTCTCTCGTAGAAATCTTGAACGCTATCAGTTGTATATTGCATTATTTCTTCTGCGGTATCAGAATCTGGCACATAACTAGCGACCACGGCTAACAAAATAGATACAATATCTTCATCGTCTAAATTCTTAGGCAAGATCTTCGATACCTCAAACATCATCTTTGCAAATAGTACTGGATCTTTTATCATAGCGTATCAACACCTCTCTTGTCAATCTTTATTCTTTTATAAGGTTTTTTATGTCCTTTCTTTGGTGGAACAACTTGCGGAGACTTACGATTACTTAACATAACCCTTGCCACTGGATTAACACGTATTATTTTTAATTTTTTCATTTTTATCTCCACAAATTACAACTTTAGGGTAGTACCACAGATCTACAAAGCGTTTTTCTACATGCAACTCCCACAAAAATGCAATCACTATAATAAATAGCAAACTCTTCCACCTATTTACTTCCCATATAATCATTTATTCATTAGTGCTTCCCACGATACAGGAAACTTGGACTTCAGTAAAAAACTTATATCTTCAGCTAAATAACGTGTGTAATGTTGGCTATGAGTATCCATTCTTAGCTTACACATTTTAGCAAACGCACCCAACGAACCACTCCAATACCATTGCGTCATTGTAGACAAGGGCAGTACCATTCTAGCATCTTCTTTTGAAACACCAGTACGTAACAACGCTTTATAACAATTGAAAGCAGTAAACATAGCATTCTCGTATGCTTCAGTACACATATACTGTAAGCTCTCTTTAAGTGGCTCACCTGTGCCTTGTTTATTGTTTTCAGATTGTTCCCCCCAAGCATGAACCCTAAATACCATAAGATCTTTCTCAGTGTATCGCCTAGATATTTCATTCCATACTAAATATTCATGCTTAACCAACTGCCTCGCTACAAAAATAGGTGCTTCGCATTTAAACGTAGCAAAACAATGATTAAAAGGTGACATATGCTTATGTTCAGCTAAATAATTTATTAACTTCTCATCTTTATCATTTAACATACTGTTTAGCGGATCATCGTTAGCGTATGAAACCCTAGCTGAATGTACAACAGTCTTATCACTGCCCATACAATCAA